ATTTGGGAACCCGCGGGCGTATTGGCAACAACTCGTCTCCCAGGTCTATGTGGCACCTCCTCGGCTTACCCGAAGCCGGGAGGAGGCCCGCTGTGAGCGTGTTGCTCGTGCGTCAGCCCGTGATGAGAAGTGGTGCGCAAACACCACTGACGATGAGGAGAGTGATTTGGCTTTACTTAGAGGACCGCGCCACACTCAACTCGCGTCGTCGCATGGTGAGATTACGGAGGGGGACGACCCCCCATCTGGCTCATCAAAGAAGACCAAGAAAAGTGCACTGCCCAAAGAGAGTGTGCCTGGCGCTGTCCAAGTGCTGGCAGATCAGCTCGTCGACCAGATGGCAGAGAATGATGCTCTCCGTGAGTTGGCGCGTACTCCGGAGACAGTTGTTCTGTCGCCCTGGGAGAAGTTGTCTGAACACCATAAGGACCAGCTAGGTATTTACTCCTTTTCGTGGTGTGAGCACGACTCCAACGTGGTTGACATCATGTGCGCACATAATGATTTACGCGCATGGATGGATGGGGAAAAGATCTCGCGGATAGTGGAGAATCCTTCCCCGTCCATCCAGACAATGACTACGATGGACTTGGTCGTCTCAACTGTGACCGCAACGCCTGCCCTCAACGCCTTCTTGTCCGTTAAGGCCAAGAACGCGTTCCGTGACAGGTTGTGGAAGCCCCTGATGTCCGTTGATTGCGTGCCTGTCAACGTAGCCAAGCAGTTCGTGCCCACATCCATCCTTCATATGGATGTGTTGCCGGAGCTTGATAACTACGTTCGAGAGGTCGCTGACAACTCCTGCTTTCGGCTCACTCATGCCATCACAAACTCGTGGCGTGAGTGGCGACGAACTCCTGCACGCCCAGTTGTGGATGGCGTGCCGGTTGATGCTAGGGGTCGGACGCAAACGCATCTCGACATCTGTCGCAAGGGATTGGTATCGTACAAGCTTACGATTAGCCCAATCATTCGTGATCGCCCCGCGGAGGATGTTCGGGGGCCTTCAGCGAGCAAGTTTCCTCTCACGCACGGGCCAAGCTGGGCCAATCTTCGGTTGGAGAAGGTAAGCACGGGCGACTTCATTCTTGGCCCGTCACCTATCGTCACCATCATGAACGATGTCCAGGTTGACCTGCGGACCGTGTTGGATAACTTGCGTCCTTATCGCGGCACGGAGAAAGTTTCCATAGCGGCCACGATCGACTCCATCGCCCAGTCACGTGGGCAGAACACTCCCATCGACGCCCAGTCATCCGCATACTACGGGGGAATCGTTGCCTTGGCCATGGCTCGCCATCAGCTCTGTCGAGTTCCGTTGCTTGACAAGGCTTTAAACGAGCCACGTGCTACGAAGGCCCGATCGTAGTCTACGGGTATGAGACTGGGCACTACAAGGTCAAGATGAATGATCCTGACGAGTCATTGTCCATTGTCGTCAAGCGTGACCATCATTCTCAGCTACAGCCTATGGCCGTGTATAGCACTATGCGATTGCACGATGTCCATTACGACTGGCCGATGAATGTTCCGTTCATTCCTGACGTGACCTCTAGAGATAATTCCATTGCAGCCGCGGTTCATCGCTATGGCAGAGCGATGCCCCGTTGGGACCCAGAGGTGATGAGGGACTTTGTTGCCTACTCAAAAGCATTCATCGTTGCGAACTTTGTGCCCTTAAATTGCGAGGATGTAAAGACCTTCTCGGAGTGGTTGGAGAGTACTCCTTATTCTGAGAAGCGACGTAAAGAACTGGCACTGTTAAGAAACCAGCGTCCAGAGATAGATCGGAAGACTGTCGTTAGCAAGGCCTTCATTAAGGAGGAGGGATATCCTGAGCCCAAGAACGCACGTGCCATCAACAGTCCTTCGGACGAATCTAAAGCACTGGTTGGTAATTTAATTCATGCTATTGATAAGAAAACTTTTTCTTTGCCTTGGTTTGTTAAGGGTAGCGATCCTAGGGATTGGCCACGAAAGTTGGCCGACACCCTCGGCGGCGCTAGAGTGATGGAGACTGATTTTTCTTCTTTTGAAGCGCACCACCGTGGTGAATTTTCTAAGCTTGTTCTCTTTTGGATCATGCACATGATACGGAGGTGTGGTTTTAAACCATGGTTTAAGCGGTTGATCCACAGGATGGTGTTGGGGTCAAATACCTCTGAGTTTAAGCACATTAAAGTTACGGTGGACCAGAAGTTGATGAGTGGAGCTATGTGGACCTCATCATCTAACGGAGTCCTCAATTTACTCATAATGTCCTACCTGACTCAGAGGACGCGACACCCCAGCATGCCTCCCGAGGATCTAGCTGACACCACTCGCACGGAGTTCCGTGGCTTTGTCGAGGGAGATGATGGATTATGCGAAGACGTGAGTGTGCAGCAGTCACTGATTGACGCATTGGGATTGTGTCTCAAATTTGAGACACATGACAATTTTGCTGAGGCCAGTTTCTGTGGCATAGTGTGTGATCCGAGTGAGCTGAAGATTGTGAAAGATCCCAACCGGGTTCTTAGTAGTTTCTTTGTTCTTCCACGCAAGTATGTAGGTGCGAAGGAATCCGTCCACCGCGCTCTTCTGCGTGCAAAGGCACTCAGCTACTACTATAATTTCGGTGACGCTCCCATCGTTGGAGCGTTATGCAAACGGGTTCTGGATGACACTCGTGGTATTGATGTGCGCTCTGTTTCATCTGAGATGACAGAGCGGGAGAGACACTTCATGCACGGTGCCATAGCAGAGAAGAAATTCATGGAGTATGTGGGGCCCTCTATGCCAATGCGTCTGCTGGTTGAACGCCATTTTGGCATATCGCCGGAGAGGCAGATGGACATAGAGCAGTCTTTGCTTGTTCAACAGTGGCCCATTAAGATTGACATGAATTTTGTGACGCCTCTGCAGCGTTTGCATTCGTTGAATTTCACAGCACCAAAGGGTGCCACCTTTCAACCACCTCCACGTGATGTGCCCCCGCTTATCAGCGCCATCGTGGAGGGAGGTTTGCAAGGCAAGAGTCGCTCATTCGTTGTTGCTGCTGATCGACGAGCTCTTCTCCCCAGAGACATCGATGAGTCAGCGCTCTGCATGTTTAGAGGTTGACATGCTGAGGGGTCAGCCGGCATTCGTGCCGATTGGGTTTACCGCTCCCATCCCTGC